AACACACATCCTGGATTTAAAATACCCATTCCCAATGCATAAGATGAAGTCATAAGGTATCCTAATTTGTTAAAGTCATAGTTAGACTCTGTTTTTAAGTCTAATAATTTAACAACACCTACTGCATTTTCAGTTCCAACAATAATTTGATTTGCTGCTAAGTTGTTAGAAGTTAAGATTTTTAATCCTGCTACCATTTCAACATTACCAGTATCTAATCCACCATTAGTGTTAGTGTAGTCTTTATTTACTGCATTAGAATTAACTAATAAGTATTTTTCTTCTGGTCTTACAACAATAAATCTTTCACCTGGAACGTCTTTACTGTCTAATTCTGTTTGTGCTTTGAAGATTGCTTTTAAGATTTTTCCACCTTTTTCTTCATCAGTGTCTGCTGCTAAAAGTCCTGCACCATATGCTGCACCTTGAACTGTTGGTTGACCTACTGCTGGAGTTGCAGTGATACATGCAGTTAATTGTGAAATTACACCTGCATCAATTTCTTTTGCTAATTTTCTACCCATTTCAGTAGAATATTGAGTTCTTACTTCATAGTGAGCCATTGCTTCTTCATAGTTATCTACAAATACTGATGCATATTTTAAATCATCAATAGAGATTACTCTTTCACCAGATGCTATTGTATCTGCAACTACATCTGTTCCTGGAACGTGTGTTCTTACAGAGCTATCAAATGCTCCGATTACTGGAAATGATGCTGATTTACCGTTTGCTATAGTTCTTGATTGAACTAATTCTAAAAATATATTCTTTGTTTCAAATGCTGTTAATACTTCAGATGAGAAGATTTTTAATGCGATGTCTTTATTTGATACTCCATCAGTTCTTGATGTTCCTATCATATTACTTGGATTTTGTGCCATTTTGTTTGCCTTTTATGTATATAATTGTTTTATAAGTTTTACTTATAATGTTGTTAAGTTTATGTTATATATAAACCACCTATGTGCCTTGTATAAGGCTGTCTTATCTGTTAGATACTTTATCTGTTTTCTTTTAATCTGTTTCTTTTTAATGGTATCCTATAAGTTTATTACCGCAGTAATTTTGCACATAGGGCATATAAATCAACAATTCTAAAAAATATAGGTAGGAATGAAAAAAACCTACCTACATTTATTAAAACAGAGGAGTTATAGTAGTTTTAAGTCTTTACGGACTATAAGGCCTTTCCTTTTTATTTGTTAGGAAACAACCTTATTCTATAACCAATTTGTTTTTTCTACTTTTCTTTGAACCATTGCTCTAAAAGTAGGGTCTTTTTTGTATGCTTGTGAAGACATATCTTTCATCATTTCAGTTTTTGTTTCATAACCTAAACCTTGATTAGATGTGTTTTTATCACCATTAACTAATTGTCCTGGTGTTTCTGTCTTATATCTGTTATATAAACTCTGTATAGTGAATGTTGCTACTGCATCATTTACATTTATTGCACTATTGAATGCATCTTTATCTGCATCTGATAGATTATCACTTGCCCAAGAAATCATTGATTGATATTCACCTTCGCCACCTATTGTATTATAGATGTCTTGTGCTTTCTTTTCTACAACTGCTTGTTGTCCTTGAACATAGTTATCAACCATTGCTTTTGGAATACCTGCTTCTTCTAACTTTTTATAAGTTTCTTCTGTTAAGTCTCCATTTTCTTGATATTCTGCTGATAATTCATCAAAATTAAAACCTTTATCTTCTGTCAGATTTTTTGCTTCTTCTGTTGAAGGTGTCTCTGTGTTTTCTTTTACAGTTTCAGATACATCTTGATCACCATCCTCATTAGATTTTTCTTCATTTAAATTGTTTCCTAACTTCTTTTGTAATTCTTGATAAGATTTTTCTAAATCTTCAACATTATTGAACTTTCCAGCATACATTTTTTCTTCATCTGTTTTAAGTTCATTATTCACTCTTTCTTGATTTTCATCAAACTTGTTCAACATATCTTGATTATGTTGTTCTACTTCTTCTGTTGTTTTTTCCATTCTATATTATTCCTTTGTTTTTATTCTAATGGCAACCGCCGTTTTATTCTGGTTGATTACCTAATTCTTGTGCTGCACCTTGAATTAATGCTTCACCACCACTTGCTGCCATTTGTTGCATTGCTACTTGGTCTGCTTGTTGCATCATTTGTTCTTGTTGTTCTTGTTGTATAGATTGTTGTGTTTTAATTAAACCTTCACTATCTATATTTAAACTATCTGCAACCCTTTCAATAAATACTGATACATTGGCATACTGATTAAATATTTCAGGGCCTAATATACTTTGTAATGTTTGACTAAATGTAGTTAGTTTATTGAAATCATGCGTTCTTGATAATGCATCTAAACCAGATACTACTACTGGCTTAACTAAATCAGTATCTAATTTAATTTTTTGTTCTTTCATCAGTAATCTTACTAATGGTTGTTGAAAGTCAATAGATAATATACTATATATACCACCTAATGCATCTTCTAATTCACTTGCCATTAACTGAACTTCATATGCTGTTGTTCTTTCACTATCTCTTCTTGCACTTTCATTTAATAAGAATGCACTTGCTAATCTTCTTTGTATATCATTTTGTGTATTATATGCAACTGTCATATCGTGTGCTTTTTGAACTTGTAATGTAGTCACCTCATTCGCATTTCCTTCTATAATTGCTCCATTACTTGCTTTTGCTACATCTTTTGCTTTTGTAGCACCCATAGGATTAACCATAAATAATACCTTACTTGATGCTGCTGAACCTTCTACAATTGCTTGTGTTAATGCTTCTAAACTTCTTAAATCTCCAATGTATTGTTCAACTAAACCTCTACCATAATTTTCATTACTTATAGCTGTCCATCTTAATGCTAACCAAGGTAATGTGTCTTTATCATATTTTCCTACTGATTGTTCTATTTTAATTTCTTCAACTTCTTGCCATACATCGAATTTACCTTCTTCATTTAATATAATACCTGTATAGATATCATATTGTTTGAATTGGTCTGGTTCTTTTATTTGACTTTGCACATCTTCTGGCAAATTAGTTTTATTTGTTTGTTCTTTAATAATAATTTTAAGTATTGAACCATCTCCACTTCTTTTTATTACATATTGACTTAAATCTAAAACTTTTATACCATTATTTGGTTGTTTGAATACTAATACATTACCTGTTGATATTAACAATTTAAACATATGGAATGCACTTACTCTAATTCCTTCTATTTCTACTGTTGATGCTATAATATCTTCTAAACTTCTTAATGTGTTTTTAATTTGTTCTGCTTGTTCTGGTTGTTCTTTTTCAACTATTGCTAATTCATTCTTATCTGCCATAAACTTAAAGAATGGTTGGTTAGGTGGTAATAATGCTAATAACAACTTACTACCTAAATTATTTACAGCTCTACTACCTAAACTTTGAAATGGAGTAGGTAGAGTATCTGCTTCTTTGTGGTCTTCATCAGTTAATAAAGAAGGTATAGTCAATTCAGCACATTCTATAGCTCTATCTAATATATCTTTTCTATCAATTGCCAATGAATTGTATTCTTTTTTTAAACTTTCCATATCTAATTACCTTTTATTCTATTCTACCAAGACCTACACCACTATTTAGTGTGTTTGTTGGTTTTACTTTTTTTATTTTTAATTTATCTTTCAAAGATTTCTCTTTAATTTGTTTATTACTAACGCCTGTCTCTAATTTTGCTTCCTCAACTGGAGCTATTGGAGCTGGTGCTGGAGCTGGTGCTGGAGCCTTGCTCCCGCCGAATAATCCACCCATATTACTTACCTTCCTTATTATTTGTTAGACTTTTTATATAGTCTATTATTTCTATATTACCTACAAGTTTACCTAAATCAAAATCTTCTAATTTTTCTCTTGGTATTCTATCAGGAACCATTTTTTCTAATATATCTATCAAGTTATTTAATGTCATATTATTGTCCATTGTTACGTACATCATATGTTTGCATAAACAAAACTTCATCCATTATATATGTATATGTCATATTACCTCTAACTATCAGTCTATCTTCAACAATTATCATTGATTTAACATTTTCTATAACTTCATCTATATTGTCTTTTGTTAATATTCTTATGTTCATTTTTTCTCCTTTTTGTTTCTACTAATGGTAGCCGCCATATTATCAACCAGAATGAAC